GTATGTGGAGAATGCGGGTTCCAATTAATCGCTGCTATCCTGTCAGGGTAAACAGGTATTCTAATGCTGGGCAAAAACACTTATTTCACTCCTCATAAAAAATCCGGGCTACTTATGCCCGGTCCCATATTTTTTGCGTTTTCCGACACCTTTCTTTTTACCTTAAGGCCTCCGCCTGCCGTCGTAGTTCTCCCCTCCAGGACAACCGCAACAGGAAGTGCCATTATTTGCATTTACTCATAAACTACGGCTTATATAGTAAATACCAGCGGCCCGCCCCACGCATAACGGTATTTACGCCCCCAGAGCCTAGTTGGCCCCAACCTTTTCGTCTATTCGTTCCGAGCTATCGCGGCATTAGCCCACATGACGGCTTCTTCGAGTTTTGTGAGGGCAATAGACTTCTCACGTGACTCCGGGCAAAAACCGTCAATCATGAACGCCAGTCGCTTGGCCTTGTCTCTCAGGTGTTCGTATTTCTCCGGCTGCCCTGGTTTGGGAGGGTGATAAGTAAAGTTCTGCTCTATCTTTTGCTGCCACCATTCTTTCTGTCTCTCATCCCATGTCCCTGCTGGGGCAGTGGCGTAGTCGGTGTTGTCATCGTTCGGCTTATACTCTTTTGTTGCATACTCTGGCATGGGGATTCTCCTTTCCCGTTTTACGTCAATCTCCGCCGGTTCCGCATGTTGGCCTTCGCCAGCTTGTCTTTGTACTCCATGATCTCGCTCAACGGGGTCTGCTTCTTTGTGACTTTCGTGGTTTGCTGCCAGCGAATCTCGTTGGCAATCATCTCGCTAAACAGCAAGTCATCGTGCTTGCCCGTTTCAGCATCTGGCCGATTGTTTTCGTCATATACGAATGACAGCATCTCATCAAGGGTAGGAATGTCGTTGATCAGGTAAATATAGTTGTCAACCACATCGGTCTCCTTGTCGATGATAAGCGGCCTGGTGTTGCCATCTGTTCGCCAGCCGAAGCGCTGCACCAGTTTTTTGCCTATCTGATCATATTGCTGCCGCACATATTGGTAAGGATAATTGAGGCGCTCCAGTTCCTCGATCGGGGCCGTGTTCCAGTTCATTTCGATGCCGACCAGGGCATTGTTGAAATAGCGGCCCAGGCAATACATCTGCCAAGTGAATGGCTTGGAGTTGTTTAACTGCATATGGACCGTGGCGCAGCGATTGCCCGTGACATTGTTAATTACCGTTCCGGAATAAAAGTCTTTGCCCTCGCCCTTGGTGTCACCTCCTACAACATAGGGGAAACCATATTGCGGTTCTTCATACACCCTGATCTGTCCAGCCAGGTCGTCCACCCACTCGATGCTGTCATCCACAATGCGGTCCTGGGTGTCCGGGTCATTCCACCGATAAGAAAAGCGGCCTATTCTGTATGGCCGCTCCTGATGCTGTTTCTTTAATTCTGCCTTGCGCTGGACTATGATCTCCTTGTCAAAGACTGATCGCCCGGAAGCCAGAAACGCCTCCTCCGCATAGCAGGGGTACTCCTGTTTGACCAGGGCCTTCAGGTCGACCCACTTTTTGTAGTACCAATAAACCTGGCCCCATTCCAAACCCTCAGTATTCATCAAGTTCTTGCAGCGCCAATAAACCCATTCCCGGGTTGTATCCTCCCACTTGCCCGGCAAAGCAGCCTGAACTGCTTGTTTAAACTCACGCTCTGCCGCCCGGTTCTCAAAGGGTAGCCGGTATTCGCCGGTCTTCCACCACTCGTAAAACTTACACTCCCAGTCGTTGTCATCATCCCACAGGTCCTTGAACTGGTTGTAGCCGTTGGCGGTCGATTCCAGTATCTTTATGCTATCCCGTGTGAGGGCCTGCCCCAGGCTGGCCAGGGTATCAATGATGTTGTCCCAGAAGCCTGCCTCAGATCCATGGAAGAAGTTCAGCGTCTTTGATCGACCAGCCCCCTTTTTACCCGCGGTGGCCACGCGCCAGACCGAATTAAGCTTCTCAAACAGCAGTTCCCGCCGGTTGTTGTATTTCTCAGTCGGTTTTAGCTTCTCCGGCAGTTGCTCATACGGGTATTTGGCCTTGTCGTTGAATATGGCTTCGGTGTTTTCCGAGTCGTCGGCCAGGGTGTAGCCGGCGAAGTTGCGCCGGGTTATGCTGCAGGCTAGCTGGTAAGCGGTAATAATGCTGGTAAAGCCCTGCTGCCTGCCTTTGAGTACCAAAAACGACAGGCTCAAGCGCCTGTCTGCCTTAAAATCGGTTATGGCCTGGTTAAGGTCATCTATAAACGACATCTGTACATCATTGAGAAAAAACGGTACGGTCTTGCGGTCCTTGTTGACGATAACCATGCACATTTCGACCAGGTATTCCGGGTTTGTCTGTATCTCCTGACGGAGCCCGGCGCCATCCTCTGAAACCATGTGTTCGGTCACCGCCGCGGTGAACTCCTTGTCCTGCTCCGGGTCCAGGTGCTGCTCCCATAGCTCCCGGCGTTTATCTATGAGCTGTCTGGCCGTATACATCAGACAAAGTCCTCAAGTTTTTTATCGATCGTGACGGTTACTTTGTCATTGAACATCCCCAGGTGTCGGGCAATACTGTCAAGGGCACCCAGCTTATTGGCCAGTTTATATTTTTTGAGGTACCCGACAAACTCCCTGTTTTCTCCGTATCCCTCGTACACTTCCATGACTTCAAGGCCGGCCAGGACAGCGGCGGTGTCATCATCAAGCTCATGGATTCCCTTGGGGCTGCCGTCATCGTTGAAAAGTTTCCGGGGATCAAAGAAGCCCAGTCGGGCATATTCTTGCAACACTCTTTCTTTTGTCACCATGTTGCGCTCTTTATATTCGTTCTGCAATTTTTCAAGCCTTGCCCTCACCTTATCCATTTTAGCTAGGTTGCAGGCTTTAACATCTATGGTCTCAGCTTTCATGTTTACACAGTTAAATGCCTGTTTATAGGCTTCTCGCTGGGAGAGTCCAGCAAATAAGCCTTGGACAAACTTCTCCTGTTTAACGGTAAGGTTATCTGCCATGATCTCACCTCCAAAATATAAAAAACCAGACTATGACCTGTTAAGGTCTAAACTGGTCTCTGTTCTCTGTTTCTGTTAAATGGTATCTGTTAAATATGGTATCTGTTTGAGTGTGGAATTTCACACTACCTGGTAGTGGGGTTTTTAACACTGGTAGTAGTGTGGATTTCCGCACTGGTAGTAGTGTGAAAACTTACACTGGTTAATAATGCGGTTCCTTCAACCACTCGATAAAATCCGTCATTATATAAGTGGTTGAGCAGCCCCTTTTTTTCTCCTTTTTGATGTACTGCATGTGCTCCAAATCTTCCAGGTGTTGTACTACCGTGTGACGATCTAATCCCATGCAATCATCGCAGATTTTCTCTATTGACGGGTAGCACGAATTTGTTGTCGGGTCAGCCCTGGATAGTAAGGCTATGTAAATAAGAAAGTCTAGGGCATCCATCCTAGACTTGGTAACAACTCTCTTTACTTCATCATCTCTTGGCGACGGCCTATAAATTACCGTTGGGGGGTAGTCTCTCCCTGAGCATCGTTTATCCCTCAAACAAGTAATGTAGAAGGCATTAATGGGTAGATAGTTCTCTTGTTTTGCCATGTTTCCACCTGCTCTTTCGGTGTTGCTCCATAAAAAAATAAAGTCGGGCAGATGGGTAGAGCTTCCCACTTTTCGGTGCTGGATAGCTAGTCCAGACCTAGCCCGCTGCTTACGCCTTAGTTTGTCATGTACTGCTCCCGCGCCCAGGGCACGATCTCCAACATCATCCTGGTGCTGCGCTTGCCCTGGAAGCTAAATGTTGGCCGTTTCTTCTTATCCCTGGCCTTAACCTTCTTTTTCTTGGTGCCATAAGACATAGCCATATGTATCCCTCCCAATATAAAAAGCGGCCCCGTCCCCGAGAGCCGCCTTAAAAAAGTATTAAGTTGAGGAGGAGTCCGTCCGTCAGGACAAATTTCATGCTTCTATCGTAACACGCATTTCTTTTATTTTTTTACAGAGTTTTATCAAATCTCTGCGTGTCCAGATTTAATGCGGTTTCGCGCGCTTAAAAGATTTTTGATTTTGGCGGTTGACAATCAAGCTTGATAATGGCATACTTATATCAAGATAAGGAAAGGGGCGGTTCGCATGCGGGGAACAGAGAGGCAAGTCAAGTGGGCAGGAGACATAAAGACAAAATTATTAACTAATGCGCAAGAAAAAATATCTTATTACGAAAGTAGAAAAACCGGACTTGCAGAGCAAGGAAAAAGCACTGCAGGGGCTGATAAGGTTATAAGCCGTTATAAAATGGCAATAGAAATTTTAGAAAAAGAAGAAGATGCCTCCACAGTAATAGACAGAAGGACAACCCAGATAGAATCCAGTTACTGGTTTCACAAGGCGGAACAATTAATCCCGAGATAGAAGGAGGAACAGAAATGGGAAAAATAAATTTCATGTCCACAATAGTAGCATATAACCGTAGCACAGGAGAACAGGACCAGGTCCGTTTCGGGGACGCCCTGGATGTAAGAATTGACATCCAGGGAAACGGGTTTGACGCCGGATACGAAGCAGGAGTGGAGTATCTCGCTCCAGCGCTTACAAATCTTTACGAAGCTATGGCTTTTCTGCATTCCCATACTAGTTTTTGGTGGAGAGAAGAGGATTCTCCGGTTATAGCTATCCCCGATTTTTTGTCAGGTTGGGGCTGGTTCAACCCCGACTATCTAGGGCCGGATGAAATAGACGGCCTTATATACGGGTTTGAAAACGGACCACATGTAATTATTACGCTGGTAGCTAGACCTAAAATTAGCTTCTAGCCCGCCCTGCTGCACAGTTCGACCCGCAGGCGGGAAAAGCTGCCGGGGTGAGAGGAGGTCTAGACTAGAATGACAGGAATACACAAAAAATGTCCATACTGCAAACATAAGTATTTTATCCCAGTACAAATAATAGTCAAAAATGAAACAATAACAATTGCCGAACCCTATATTGCTTGTGAAGCATGTTTAGAACAATTTAAGATCGAATTACAATTTAAAACAATTAAATTAAATGATAATGAACGGTTTGGCGTATAACAAATCAATAAAAACCAATATTTTATTAATAAGGAGTGGAAAACATGACCAACGAGGAAAGAATGCTAAGCTTCAATGAAAAGGACTTTATTGGTTTTGCTTATTACAAAGGTTTCCGTTTTTTAAATAATGGAGACTTTTATGAGGAACCATATTTAGATACCACTATTAGATACATAGGCATATTGCCCATATACCACATGATGCTAACGGGAAAATCCTTAGAGGAAGCGAAACAGGATTTTTCTAAATGTGATGACTACGAATCCAAACTGGCTTTGGCTGTAAACGGCAAAGATGTATTTGGAAGTGTGCGAGATACACTAGACGGTATCCGGTATGGGCTTTCGTTTGGGGATAAAAATGTTCCGGACGAAGAAAACTGGTTTGTAGATGGGGTTTATATGGGTATTAGATTAAGAAAATGGGCAAAAGAATGGGAATTAGAAATCAGGGAAGGAGACAAGGATTATTTTCGCCAGCCGGAGAGAATTTAATGAAAAGGAGGATTGGAAAATGGAATTTAAAAATCTTACGAAGAAAAGTATAGAAGAAGCGCAGGAGTTTGCTGCTCAGTACGGCAAAAATGAATGCCTGTTCTGGCTTGGCGTTCTTGGCAGAATCGTAAAAGCCAAGGAGAGCGAAAAAGGTATAAATCAATTTGAGAAAATATTTTTAGATCGGGATTATATTCGCTCCGGGATACAGAAACATTGGGGGCGTACAATGGAGAAACTAAAAGACCTGGACGCCTTTACCGCCGTAACGGATTTGGTCGTTTCTAAGTTTATGGAAACGCATAGCATGTTCGAGACAGAGAAGATTCCCCTGGATAACCGGTTATTCCACATCATGGCAGGATATACGTATTTTTCAGGCCCCAAGAGTTGGGGCGGGAAACGAGAGGGCGCTGGCCGACCTCCCACCGGGCGCAAAAAACATACGTACTATGTTACCGAGGCAGAAGACTCGGAAATAAGAATTCTTATAGAAAAAATGCGAGAAGAATAGTGGCGCGTAAGCCGGGTTAATCCCCGGCTTTTTCCGTCCAGTATCCCATCAATTCCCCGAGCTTTTCGTATATCTCCCCCCGCCAGGAATAGAAAGTGCTAGTCGGCTTCCCAACTCTCCCGGTCTTCCATGACCGGTGCCCCAGGAAAGGCAGGGCGGCCACTACCATCGCGCTTCTCTGCCTCACAGTTGTTTCGGCGGTCCACCAATACCGACGGATAAACGTCTCTTTGTCTGGGTCACCGGCCGCCACGAATTTGACCATTTCTTCCATGCCAGCCCGGTATTTCAGGCCGGCTTCTATCTTCCGTGCAACCAGGTCTTTAGTGATTGCCATTTTCTCCACAGGGCTAGCCAGGGAAGGAGTTTCCCCGCCTTCGCGCAACTCGTAGACCGGGATTGTTCGCGTTCCCGCCATTTCCAGGGTCAGCAAGATATTGCGCTGGTGCTCGATGGTCCGGCCCCAGATCAAGTACAGTCTCATATCGCGGTCAACCTGCTTTTTCCACTCCGGCTGACGAGTCTTTGCCACGGTCGGCAGCCCTCCCTTCGTCATCATCACTACAATTTCTCCCGTAAGCACGGCATTTGCGCTTTATCCCGTCTCTCCTCGTCCCACCAGAACCGCAATACACCGCCATCCGGCAACTCCTGCACCAAGCACATTCTGGAGCCTTCCAGCCTCATGCCATTTTCTTCGAGAGTCTGGACAATCTTCTCATGCAGCTTCCGCATCGTCAGCCTGGCTCCCCCGGTGCGTTCCCGGGGTCCGTACCGGATCAGGTGCTTGCAAACGCCCTCTGCAATGCGCTCCGGGTTGCGGCAGCCGCGCTGCTCTATGTTCTCCCGCGCCAACTCGATCCCGTGGTATTGGCAATACGCAATTGGCTGCGGCACTTTAGGTCTCATCACCCCACGGCTATCCCTCCTCACACCTCCGTAAACCAGATTTCCGGATATTTCTTCAGCAGCATCTTGATCTTGTTTTTGTACTCGCGGGTTCGGTATCCCTTAACGTCCACGATCTCCTCCCTGCCATCGGGGTAGAGCACCTTGAAGTCTGCCCGGTAAATAATCGGCCTCACATTCTTGCCGTTACGAACATATCCCTCTTGCAGCACAAACTCGGGCTGCAGGGCAAAACCTGTGATCTCCCCTGCCCGCTGCCGGAGTTTCAGCTCGGCGTAATACTGTGCTTCCCGCTTGGAGTCAAACTTAATCCCATCAATCTCCGTGCGGCAGGCATGGTATTTGCTCTTTTTCGGCGGTTGGTATTTCTCCCCAAGATGCTTCTGAGCCTCGTCCTCACTCCACCTAATCCCCATAATTCGGCTCCTCCCTGTTCCTGCTCCGCTCCGGGTCAAAACCTTCCGGGTACCGCTTCCTCAGCTTCTCGATGTTGGCCTCGGCAACGTCCCGCAGGCTGATCCCTGCAGTGGTTGCTAAAGTTGCCACATACCACATCAGATCACCTAACTCAATTTTCAGTTTATCCCTGTTCAAATCCAAATCGTGCCCATGATAGAGAATCTTCTTGATGCAGTCCACCACTTCGCCGGTTTCTCCAACCAGCCCCATACCAAAATTGGTAAGCCTCTCCCTGGTGTCTGTGGTCGCCCTGGCCGTGCGCTCCGCTAATTGTTGATACTCTGTAAAGTTCATCTATTTGCCCTCCCCAAAGTCGCATTTAATGCCGTAATAGTCCTCTAAGCACATGGCGAATATAGCCAGGTAGTTCCGGGCATCACTTATCTTTTGCAGTGGACCCTCGACCAACACGCCATCACGATTGATAGTCCATGCCAATGCTGACGGGGGAGACCCAAGCATGTTCTTAATAGCAGACAAGTGCTTCATAAGATATGTAATTGCTATCTCAGGGGTAGTCGTTCCCAGGAAGTCTGCCGCGTCCTTAAAGTTCTGCAAGGCTTCCTCGTTGTTGCTGTAGTCAGCACCCTTGCTAATCATCAATGGCATTTCCTTGGCCACGAATGCTCCCCATATTTCTTCGAACCGTTCTCTGTTCATTATTTGCCTCCTCGTTGATGCCCTTACGATACTCTGCCAACGCCACCTGGTAGTGCTCGCTCCGATAGTACCCGCACGGCTCCATCTCGTAGCAGTATCCCCGGTATAGACAGTCCTCCACGCAGACACTATATAATTCCGGTTGTTCCTCTTTAATGGATACTAAGAATGTTTTCCACGCCCACCGGGTTTCCGCGCTTGCCTTCCTGCATAGCCGTTTCCTGCTGATATTGATGATCGCCTGTGCATTGGCCTCGCACTGATGTGTGATCAGTTCCGATTGCTTCAACTCGTCACGGTCAATGCCTGTCCGGTCTGTGCGCTGGCTCCGAACAAAATGCTCAATGCCGAATTTATGCCTGACAAAGTGTACGCTCACCCAACTGAGCAGGTCTGTCCACTTCCAACTTATGTGCAGCAACCGTATCGGGGAGTGCTCTGCAAGTAGCATTCTGCGTTTCCAACTTGACGATGGCTCGCCCTCTCCGGCATCCTTGCCCACCGTTGTCCTCGCTGCGTCTGCTATCTCCCGCCAAGTGCCTTTAATGCCTAGAATCCTGCAGTTCATGTCCTACCACCCTTTCCGGCTTCTGCTGCCACTCCTGACCGTCCAATAGGCGGCCTGCTTTCTTTTTGCCTACATATCTGCCAGTAATCGGGTCGCGATCACATACGCATTTATGTAGGTTGCGTTCTTGTATTGGACCACCCTGTTTCGCGCGTCTTTGTCCCCGCACTATCTTTGAAATGGTCTTGAAGGATACTCCGAATTTTTCTCCCAGAGTTTTCATGGTGTACCCGCCTCCCGCATAAGCCAAACGAATCTGAGCTATTTGCCTGTCAGATAACTTGGATGCAGGATTCTTCTCGCCATATTGGTCCTTTAGCCCGTTTTGCATTGCATGGCTCATGTTGCCAGAATAAGTATTGAGTTCGAGATTATTTAGCCGGTTATCGTCCTTAATTCCGTTTTTGTGGTTTACAATCATGCCATCAGGAATTGGACCTTTAAAATAAGCCCAGACTATACGATGGGCACCAACATAATATCTAGTGCCATTAACCATAGCGCGCAGCTGCAAATATCCTGCAGGGGTTTTGTGTTCTGATCTTTTCCCGGCTCTCCATATGCGACCCTGATCGTCAACAACAAATTTGCCGCTGTTTATTAATCCTAAAAGAACTTTTTCGCCTTCTGGGTTTACTCGCATGGCATTTCCCTCCATATGCGTCCATCCAACTCAGGCATCTTGACCAGTTTCCCGTCCACTTCCATCTGCTTCAGGTAGAAAGGTACTGCAGTGGCCACGCATTTGTCCTTTAAATCGCATATCCACTCAGTTTGAGCGGGTCGTTTTCGGGGGCCGCTTTCAGAGCCGCAGATAACCCAATCGAGTTTATTCCACGGCACGTAAGCCTCGCTGCCGTCGGTTGACAGGTATTCACCAACCAGAGCATCTAAAACGTCACCGTCGTATTTTAGATTACTTAAATCCACCGGCCCCAACATCGGTTCAATGCTCACAAACCGTTTGGCTGCTGGTATCTGCAGCAGTATGGGTATACGCTCGTCTGCCCGTTGCTGGTTCTCGGCGGTTACGCCCAGCCAGATGTTGGGAAGCAGCCAGGGTGATGGTTCGGCATTTACCCCTCTACTTGTCTGTAACCACACATCATTCGCTACTGTTTCATGAGCGATAATATCTTTCATGCGGGCTGGCCGCTTGGTTAGTATTATGAATGTATGCTGCCATGCCTCTGCCATGATGGAAAGACAGTCTATGATGTATTTGTCTGGCACATCCTCATGAAACAAATCCCCCATGAAGGACACAAGCACCGTCCGGGGCTTCTTCCACTTTAGCGGGTCCTGCAGTCTGTCGGGGTGCAGCGTCACTTTAAACGGCTCGTCCTTGTCGTACCCGCACCTACCCGCCATCCGCTTCGCCATGCGCTCTGCCCAGCAGTTGGTACAAGATTCTGATATTTTTGTACATCCCGAAGTAGGGTTCCATGCCATATCTCCGTAATCAATCCCCGTAGTATTCATTGCTGTGCCCTCCTTTGTGTTTCAGAATCATGTTGTGTCCAGGAACGAAATTGCGTGGTCGTCCTTGAGGATCATACCTAGGAAAAGAGGCACCACAGCCACATACACATTCGATAATATGGTTTGGTTCATCTGGCATTCTGCAGGCAGAGTCCTTTTTTCGGTGTTCAACGCGGTGGTGTGCTCTGCTGGGTTCAACTTGAATATTGGAAAGACTATTATTTTGTTTGTTGCCATCTATATGGTGGACTATCTCTCCTGGTAGAAGTTTTCTCCCAAGAAGGTTCTCAGCAACGATTCTATGTTCGTAAACGTATCCTTTAGAATCTGCCAAATGGTGATCGGGCATCAATACTTTAACGTACCCATTGGGGGCAACGTGGCGACCACCCTTCCAGTTGTTGTTTTTTTCTCTGAATCTGGCTTTGGGCTTGGCCTGTCCGTATTCAATACCTGTTTTCATACTCCCATTCCCTCCTTTATCCTCCGAAAATTCTCCAGCGGCTTCTTCCATGTAGATTGACCTCGCTTCTTCCTCGGTTTACGGTGCGCTGCCCTCCAATCCCGTATCTGGGCTCCGTACGCGCTGTGGTTGACCTGCCAAACCATTGCTTCATAGTCACAATCCAGGTGGACGGCAATCTCCGGCAGTGTCATTCCTCCTTGGACCAGTTCAAACGCTTTCGGCAGGAGTAAATCCCACTCATATCTCATTCGCCCGGTCAGCTGCAAAGACTGTACCCATGGCCTTCCCAGGCAATCCACTTTTCCGGTCTGGTATTCTTCCGGTAGACCTGGCAAAACTCTCTTGAGGTTGCCCTGCATGTCATACACCCGGCAGGTGCTTTCCGGCTCTGTTGGGGTTATCTTTGCGGCGATAAAGTCTAACATCGTTTCGCCCCCTCGAATAAATTAGGTTCAATCCCGGCCATTCTGCGCTCGATGATCTTGCAATAGTCGGGGTTTAGTTCAATGCCCACACTGTTGCGCCATAACTTTTCGGCAACATATAGAGTAGTGCCAGCTCCGGCGAAAGGGTCCAATACTGTGCCACCTTCGGGGCAACCGGCCAGGATGCAGGGTTCTATTAATTTTTCCGGAAATACCGCGTAATGACTTTCTTTGAATGATTGGGTCGCTACTGTCCAAACGGTGCGCTTATTCCTGCCTATGGAACACTGTTCTTCCTTGGTCATGTGGTCCCAACGGTCATTAAACCCTGCGTGTCTGCGACTATGTCCTCGTTGCTTGTCCTTCCTCACAACTGCCTTCATTGGCCCGTTGGTCTTTGACCCGCCGTTTGCTCTTTGGGAGCCCTGCTGATTCTCGAGATCCTGCGACAATCTTTTGATAGATGATTCCTGAAGGTTCTCCCTAATGGCCTCATAGTCGTAGTAATAACGCGGCTTTTTGCTCAGAAGGAAAATATACTCATGTGCCTTTGTCGGTCTGTCGGTTACGCTCTCAGGCATTGGATTAGGTTTTGCCCATATAATGTCTGAACGTAAATACCAGCCGTCTGCCTGTAAAGCGAAGGCCACCCGCCACGGGATACCAACGAGGTCTTTGGCCTTGAGTCCGGCAATATTATGCCTATTCGGATTGTCCATCCTTTTGCGGCCATCCATGTTTTTAGGATCACCTATATCGCAACTTGGATTTGACATATAAGAATCTCCGAGGTTAAGCCAAAGCGTTCCATCTTTCCGCAGCACCCGCTTTACCTCTCCGAATACCCCAACCATATTCGCAACATATTCTTCAGGCGTTTGCTCTAAACCTAATTGACCGTCAACGCCATAATCACGCAATCCCCAATAAGGCGGCGAAGTTACACAGCAGCTGATAGATTCCGAAGGCATATCCTTGAGAATTGTTAAAGCATCGCCGTTATACAGTTGCCAACTCATTTAAAATCGCCACACTTTGCTAATACTTGTCCGTTTTTAACGCGTCCTCATACTCCTGCTGTAATTGCTTTTTGCGTTCTTCCATGAAATCGCTTAGGTCTGCTTCACGGAGGGCACCGTTTACTCCGTGCATTGAATCCGGTGCCCAGTTGTCATAAATGCGTACCGCCTTTCCACCTTTGCCGACCGCCCATTTTTCCTCTTTGACCGGATGCCGGTTCTTGCATATAGTCGCTTCTCGTTGGTTCCCATATGCTTGATTGCAGACTGGGCAACGGTACCAGATTTCAATATGTGCCATACCCTACGCCATCTTCCTTCTGTGGTCCGGCCCGATTACCGGCACCTGGTCAGTCATTTCAAAAATCCTGCTGACGATGCGTCCATAACCGTTATCGGTTAATTCCTTCTCGCTGCAGTTGGTGGTGAATATCGTTGCCCGGTTCATCCTATACCGGCAGTCCACCACAGCATAAAGCCTGTCCTCGGTCCAATCGGTAGCCTTCTCAGCTCCAATGTCATCAAGCACTACCAGATCGTCAGTCCTGGCCCGGTAAAAAAGCCAGTCACCCTTTCGTTGTTTCGCCTCGCTTCCCGGCCGCCACATGTCCAGCAGTTCCACTACCGGGAAGAAGGAGCAGTATAAGCCATGGCACTCCTCTCGGTCAGGGTCATACAGCGGAGAAGTATCATCATGCCGTGAACCAAACTCAGTAGGATTAGCTTTAATCAATGCCCGCACGGTTGCTATTGCCAGGTGGGTCTTGCCCGTACCGTATTTCCCGAACAGGTAGAGCCCTAATCCTGCTCTGATTTTGTCCAGGTCATATGAGGAGCAGGATTCTAATGCCGCCTGCTGCTGTTTGCTCCTGGGCGTGTAGTTTTCAAGCGATGCCCCGGACAATCGCCGCGGGGGATTGAAATATTCCCATGCCGCCTTAATCCGGTTTGTATCCATAACCCCATTCAACTTCGGCTT